CAGGTAACCGATAAGAACTTTGGGTTAACTGACGTAAAGAATTACTTCAAGAAAGCTGGTATCAAGGTTCTTGTAACAGAAAAGGGTCGTTACTCATTACAGTACAGTAGAGATTTTGCGTACTATAGTATTCTGTACATTAACGAGTCAGATCTTGAAAAGACCGAAGAACTTGTTCAGAATCTAAAGAATCATATCGACATTGGTTTTGCTATGCCTGATAGAAGAGTCTCAGCAAGTGATAAGTTAACATATAAATAATTACGCCTTTAGCTCAGTGGAAAGAGCAATCGCCTTCTAAGCGATGGGTCGGGGTTTCGAGTACCTCAAGGCGTGCCATTTTGCTCCTGTCGTCTAACGGTGAGGACATCGCCCTTTCACGGCGGTAATACGAGTTCGAGTCTCGTCGGGAGTGCCAATTAGAGAGAGATAAGTATGAAATTTAAGCAACTTAATGAAAGTATAAACATTAACAGATTTGTTAGCAACGTTTCTGACCGTTGCGGTGTAAGTTTTTATGGACAGTTTAAAGATCTAAGTCTTGAAAACTTTGCACAGGACGAAGGTGGTACTAAAGCACTGGAAGAAGTTCAGAGTTTGTTTGAAAAAGTTCTTAATGGAGAGACTCCTATTTCAAGTGTTGCTAGAGATTTAAGTAAACACTGTAAGGAAGCTGAAAACAGAATTCTTCGTGAGAAAGACGAGTTTAAACGTGATTCTCTTGTAGGCTACATCAAAGTTCTTAAAGCTGTTTTAGTTAACGGGCGTGTAGACGTCGGGTTCAACCAAGTTTAAATTTCTTTAAGTTAAACTACCTCATTCTTTGGGGTAGTTTCTTGCACCTCGGAGAGTTGGCAGAGTGGTTAATGCAACGGTTTGCTAAACCGTGAACGGAAACGTTCCACAGGTTCAATTCCTGTACTCTCCGCCATTCTATGCGGGAGTGGTGAAACTGGTAGACACGCTAGATTTAGGTTCTAGTGCTTTTGCGTGAGGGTTCGAATCCCTTCTCCCGTACCATTCTTATTCTTCAACTATCTAAGACTTTTCTTAGACTTCTATATACAAACATCTAAGACTAAAAACTATTTTTAGTCTAAGACTCTTTATAATAACATCTTAGAACTTTCTAAGACCATAAATACCTTTAAAACGGAATAAAGAATGGACGAACTTGATTCATCAGAGCAACTACCTAGTGCGTTAAAATTCTACAGAGGAATTGTCGTAGACAACAATGACCCTGAGAAATACGGAAGAGTAAGAGTAAAACTCTTCGGGTTAAACGATCACGAAGCTAATGATAACCTTCCTTGGGCAGAGGTTATGCAACCTACTGCAATAGGACTTATCTCAGGAGTTGGTTTATCAGCAATCCTAAAGCAAGGGACTTGGGTGTATGTTATCTTAGAAGAAAATAACCCTGAGAAACCTATAGTTATAGGAGTCTCTACAGGTATTAACGAGTTAAGATCAGATGGATTCTCAGACCCTGATAATACCTATCCGTTACCTCTAACCTTAGGGCAATCTGACTTTGGTCAGTGTAACATAAATGATTTCTCGTTAGAGAACAAAGGGCTCACGGATACTACTATAACTTCTCACGGAGTTATGTTTAACTACCAAACAGACATCTCAGAGGATATGTATCGTGATTCCTGGATTCTTAGATCTGAGAAAGGTCTTGTAATAGAGATAGATGACTTAAATTCTCAGTTAAAGATAACACATCCTGAAGGAACTTATGTTGTAATAGACAAAGAAGGTTCCGTTAAGGTAAGTTCTCAGAAGAACATAACTCTTAACGCTAAGAAAGATCTAGAGTTTAATGTCTTAGGAGATTTCAAGGTAAACGTAGATGGAAGTCTTAAATGGGATATTATGAAAGACTTTAACCTGTTTTGTAACCAGAATCTTAACTGGAACATCAATCAGAACGTAAACGCTAATGTAAAACAGAATATTAATACTAACGTAGGACAGAATGTAACAGAAATAGTACAAGGAAACATTAACGTAGAAAGTGCTAATGTGTACTATAAGACATCTGAGTATAACATCTCAGCTGTAAATGTTAAGTTTAGCTCTCAGGAGTTTAAATCTAATACTAGTAGACTTAGTATGAGTTCAGGTACAGGATTGATTAAAGGTTCTAACATCATTACTCAGCAGAGACTTAATCTTAGCACTCATACTCACCGAAGAAATGAAAAGCCTAGGAAACCCTCATAGAACTAATTTAAACGCATTTAGAAACGTTCTAAGGTATTTGTATTATAAAAACTCTAGAATTGAATCTAGACCAGTTTCTGTTGAATCTAGAGGTATTTTTAAAGGATAAACAAGATATGACAGCTGTAAACAATGACTTTTTAGAACACGCTATTGTCTCAGAGTACGATACTCAGGGACACGATATCTACGACTGTAAGAACGACTGGACAACTAAGTACTACTATAACTCTAAGCAAATGGGTAAGGAGTACATAGACATTGACGAAGAGATCTACGAAGAAGACATTCCTAACTTCTGCTTAGACCTTAACCACGCTGGAATTACTAAGTTCACTTTTAGTTACGAGTTTAGTGCTAATCAGAGTATAGCTAAGATCTTCGAAGATAACGGATTTAAACTAAAGAAACTTCATTACTACAGAGTACACGAACTTTCGTGGAACAAACTTGATGACTCAGGGAAGCCAACTGAGGATACTACTCAGGTTCCTATAGACCACGAAGTAATAATCCCAGCTTATCTCTTTGAAAAGACATCTTAGACTTCTTAGAAAGTTTAGTCTAAGACTTCTTAACAGCCCTAAGAAGTCTCTCACGCTTACTCTTTAACGTTTCTAACGGATTCTCTATCTTTACAAAGTCAGGAATGTTCGTAACAGTATTCTTTAAGTCTTCGACACTAGCTTTAACGTTGTTTATTTGTTGTTGTGTAGTTTTAACTGCTTTAAACACACTATCTACTGTATCTAACGCTTGGTCGAGGTTCACATCTACATTTTCTATGTTAGTACAGGTTTCATCTATGCTAGCTATTACCTGAGTTGCCGCACTTGCTGTCTGAGATACAGCACTAGCAACGTTAGTAACAACAGAGGTAGCTTTGTTCTCTAATGTTGTGTAAACACCGGTTACCTGATTAAGAACTGCGTCTTTGAAGATAGCGTCGATGTTCATTATCTCTCCGGAAAGCTGAACTGCACTCTGAATGTCCACACCAGTCCTTTCCTGTATAATGTTATTAACTAAGCTAAGAGTTCTTCGATTCTTACTAATGATTTCCTGTGCTTTGTTGTATATCTCAGATGTTTCTACTGCGTTAGTAAAGCTTTGTTTTATCGGAGCAGTAAGAGCACTTAACCTTTGATCTGCTTGGTCTGTTAGTTTTTTCATCTGATTATTAACGAAACCTATCTTCTCTAAGAAGCTTCCAGTTGCGTTTTGAAGCTCTTTACTAAAAGAATCTATAGTTGATATTACATTACTTACCATTTCTCTTGGTCTCTTAGGGATTGGAGGTTTGCTAGATTTAAACATTGTATCTGAGCGGTTTTCAGAAGCTACTTCTGTTAAGTTCTTAGAGTTATCCTTAGGGTTGTCAAATCTCCCTAAGAGTAACCGGACAACAAATCTAAAATTACAGCACTTAAAGGTACATCCTAAGATAAACCAGTTTCCTCCGAATCGTAAGTCCTTTTGGAACTTCTCTTCGGTATATCCTGTTGTAGGTCTTAGCTCTACGGTAGTTACAGTTCCTGGGTTACAGTCTCTTAGAGTACACGAACAGTAGATAGCTAAGGTATTGTTTTGAATGTACTGCTCCGTATAGTCATAGAGTATAGAAGGAATTCCTGAGGTTGCTGAGGATTCAGTTATCTCTCTTGTCTCAAAGGTATCTAAGAGCTCTTCGCTATTGTTATTAAGCTCTATAGTCTTTAGAAAGTCTTTGAAGTCTACGGTTTCTGTTTTCTGAGATTTTCCACCGTTATTCTTAGAGATACTAATCTTAAACTTATCTAAGAGTTTAGGAGCTAAAGGACGTTTTATCTTATCACAAATTTTGAACTCATAACTAGTTGATGTAGTCTCAGAGAATAAAGCAGAATTATCCTTAGCTTTCTTCGGTGTTAGCTTACTAACATCAAATCCTTCTACTATATTAAAAGACTCTAAGTCCTGATAGAATCTAAAGTTATACCGTTTACAAAGTGTTTCTATGTTAGAGCTTGCTGCTTTGCTTTTAACACACTTGTATGTTATAGGTTCTAAGTCTTCGAGGAATTCTAGCTTTCCTGGCTTAACTTTAACTTCTACAGTCGGGATGTGATAACTTCTAAGAATCTCATCAGGAATTTTGAAAGAATCCTTTACTAACTGCTCTAAGACTGAAAAGGGTGTTCCCTGATAGCTTGCAACCTGAGTAGAAAAGTTTACCTGCTCTAAGTAGTAGCAATAGATATCAACTAATGTTATTTTGTAGATGTCACCAGATTTGTCTCCGCTGTCTATCATCCTAGAATCTACAGGAACAAAAGTCTTGTCAACTTTATAACCATCTCCATCTATTAAGATTACTCTAAAGATATTCTTAGATGTTAGACGGTCTATTTCTTTGCCTATAGAGTTTTTGATAAGTTCGTTGTTAAGAGTGATTACACACCCTACGCCTTTCCCGAGGAAACTTGATTCTATCTCTACACTTTGGACTAAGTCCTTAACGAACTTAGAGTCAATCTGCTTTAGTTCTTGACTATCGTCTGCTATGTAGAGTGAAATAGAACGGTAAGTTCCTCTAAGAAGTTCGTTAAGCATTTTCTAACTCCAGGTCTAAGAGATTATACATTTCTCTTTGGGTCTTTAGGATTTCTGAGATCTTCTGAGAAACTATGCTTATCTTAGGAGGGTAAATTAGTGTTATTACAGAGTATCTAAGATTTCTGTTTAGCTCAGTTTCGTTAAGAGAAGGTCTAAGATTATTAGTTTCTTGTACTTGTTTATGTTTGTAGAAGAACTGGTCTCCGAAGACCTTGTAATAGAAATCTTCTATAGTCTGAGTAACGCTATCTTCTAAGACATCATAGACAACTGGAAGTCCGAAGATATACTCTCTGTTATTAAGAAGCATTATAATATCAGTATACTTCGTCGAACCGTAGAAGTCTTTTATTACTGTTTCTATCTTAGCTCCTTCTTGGAGTTTGTAGTCGAAGAGCCATTCAGGATTTAACGAAGCTAAGTATTCCTTAACCTCCGTTAAGTCTATACTGTTATAGTTTGTAATCTTAAAACCAGATTCTTCGAAGAAGTCGTAATCTATCATAACTTAAAACCAGGACTTAAATCCATTATAGTATGCTTTAACCGGAAGAGTTAGAACTGACCCGATTGCAGATGCGTACTCACCCTTATTCCACGAGTCTCTAACCTCTTCAGCGCTCTTTGCAGCGGAAAGACTTGCACCTGAGAAAAATCCTCCGTTAGAGGTATCTTTTATTATATTTCCCATTGTTTCAACAATATCAGTCCCGTCCTTATCCATTTTTTCGTAGATTGTAGTATCTCCGTAGGAATCGGAGAACTGTAACGAAGTTTCCGCAAAGTCCAGTTTTAACGATATTTGCTTAGGCATTCCATCTTCGAACATCGCAACCTTCTCAGAATCACCGTAGGTTACTGAAACATTCTTACAAACGCACTCGTGGAAAGACATAAGTTTGTTTATGTGTGGATTACACACGAAGATCTCCCAGGTGTGTGGAGATAACATCATCGCTTCAGAGAATTTAGATAGAATCGCTTCGGTCGTACTAATCTCAGCTCCATTAGGTGCTAACTTTCCAGGCAAACTCGGACTTGCGTTTCGCTTAAAGAACTTAACGATTTCAATAACCTGATCTCTTTCTTTAATATTCTCAGGGATAAACACGAAATCGAAACTAAAACTTCTTAGAGAGGACTTAGTGTAGTTCTGGAATTGTCCAGGATTCATCATAGGTTTACGGACACCGAAGAGTTCTGCGTAAGCGCTAGCACCTGCTCCTAAAGAACTTAAGAGTTTAGCGGCTTTGTCTCCCCATTTAAAGGCTCCTTTCCACTTCCCGAACATACTGTCATCGCTGCTCCCTTGTACCGTTTCTGAAACAGCACCTAACGCACTCTTTACGGCACTTAGATAGTCTGATTCTGCCCAGTCGTGAGACTGAGAATCGTTTATAGCGGCATTTAGAGGTAGCGTAACCATTCCATCTACTTTACCCTTTACGTCCTCTCCGTTTTTGTACTTCTCATAGATGTCTGATCTTGATTCAAGAATGTCCTTACCTGTTAAAGCCAGGAAGACTACCTTTCTGTTTTCAAACTCAGCACTGTTTATGTTGTTAGGATAGTAATATGTCTCTATCTGATTACTCATAGATACCTCTCCTAACTATTTATAGTTTATTGAAAGTTTAGAGTTAAACAAAAACTTCTCTAAGAGTCTTGATTATCCTAGACTAAATACATATAATGGTTATAACCTTTTGGTAGATTAGGAGACTTAAATGACCCTTAAAGAACTTCTTGAGAGAATCAAGATAAATATTAGTACTTTTAAAATTGGTGGTACTATCTTTACTGTTAGATCAGCTACTGAGGAATACTTAGATAAAGTTGTTACTAACTGGAGAATGTACTATAATGTTGATGGTGGTATTGTCTTAGAAATTGAGGACTAAAATGAACATTGAGTTTAAGAAACTTCTTGAGACTGCATTAAAGCAGGGTAAAATCAATTCTTCTAGAAAGATTGAGATTGAAACTGAGTACTGTTACATTCAGGTTTATAATCCCAATGAACTTTCTAAGTACATTAAGAGGGTCACTAAAGAACTTAGTTAAGTAACACAAAGGGCATTCTTAGAATGCCCTTTTTTTAAAGGGTTAAAGTATGAATATCTGGTACGAAAAGTACACTCCTAAAACAGTAGAGGAAGTAATTCTTCCTGAAAACATCAAACAGCGTATTCTAAAGTCTATAGAAGAACAGAAAATCCCTAATTTTGGATTTTGGTCTCACCAACCTGGTCTAGGGAAATCCTGTACTTCTAAAGCCATTATCAGATCAGCAAATGCTGACGCTCTTTTTATTAACGCCTCCTTAGAGAAAGGCATTGATATAGTCCGAACTAGAATAATGCAATTTGCTAGTTCTGTTAGCCTCTCAGATAATCCTAAGATTGTAGTCTTAGATGAGTGCTTAGAAGAAAACGAAGAAGTAATTCTCTTAGAGAATAATAAAGAAGTTCCTACAAAACTAAACGAACTCTCTAAAGGAGTTATCTACGATTGTCTTTCCTTTAATCAGGAAACTGGAAAGTTTGAGAAAGATACCTGTGAGGTAATCAGTGATAAAGAAGACAATATCTACGAAGTAGAACTTGATAATAAAACAATCAAAGTAACGTCTAATCATCCTTTTATAGTCTTAGAAAACGGAGTTTTTAAGTCTAAGTCTATTGATGATGGATTATGTAAAGAAGACTTAGTTGTTTGTAAAGGACTAGGTAACTTAGTTGCTTTAGAGAATGTTTCTTCTGTGAACTTTGTAAAGCACGGAAGAGTTATCAATCTTAACGTAAAGAAGAATCATACCTTTGTTACTAAGAATGGTATCGTTACTCATAACTGTGATTATTTAAGTCCTGACGCTCAGGCATCGCTAAGAGGATTCTTAGATGAGTTTAGTTCTAATTGTTCGTTTATCTTTACTGGAAACTTTAAATCTAAGATTATAGAACCATTATTAGATAGATTAGAGAACTATGATTTTTCAGAATTCCCTAAGACTGAAATGGTTAAACCTATCTTTGAGAAACTAAAGTTTATAGTTCAGTCAGAGGGATTTGAGTTCAGTCAGACTAACCAAGAACTTGTACTAAACATTATAAAGAACTCCTATCCTAAGATTAGAAATATGATAGGTTCTTTACAACGTTCTCTATGTACTAACTCAGATATAGAAAGTTCAGAATCCTCCTACGAAGAGATTCTAAATACCTTAAAGACTAGGGATTATAAGAAGCTTATTGAACAGACAAACTCTTTAACTAATCCTGACGGAATGTTTGAGTTTCTCTATAGTAGGGTCTTAGAGTTCTCTAAGATTCCAAATGCTGTTCAGAGTCTTGCTAAGGGGCAATTCCAGTCCTCCCAGGTAAGAGATAAGAATCTTAACCTAGCTAGTACCTTGTGTGAATTAACTAATTTTATCTAAGGGGTTTAAATGATTTCGTTTTGTTCAGAAACTTCTACTGCGTATTACATTAACAAGAGGAATCTTCTCTTAAAGTACAGTGGTCCTATTCTTAAGAAGAAGACTTCCTTAGAGACCTTTATAGGACAAATCTTAGAGAAGTATCCTAATACTGAAAGAAGAAACATCTCAAGTGATATAGTCTTAGAGAATCCTAAGTTTGTTCTAACCGTTTGTAGAGATGGAAATGTCTACGACATAAATGGCTTTGCTGATGATTTTAAGACTGTAGAGGTCTTAGCTAACGTAGGTAAAGCTATCTATGACTCTGAGAATGTAGATGTGAACGTAATGGCATTTGACTTCTATATTGACGATAGATTAGGTGTTACCTTTGACAGTAACTTTCTTATTATGGATTCAGAACCGAGTAAACTCTACGTTCCTTATATCGACACCGATGCTATGTTTGAACAGTTCTTTAAGAGTTCTGAGAACATTCTCCTGCTAACTGGTGAATCAGGTATCGGAAAATCTAAACTGGGTGCGTTAGCTATAGAGTATCTTAGCAAGCATACAGATAAGATTACCGCAAACGTAGCTAGTGCCTCAGATGTTAGTGTTTTGTGTAACGAAGGATTCTGGAACGAACTTAGCTGTAATGAAATAGACTTAGTAATCTTAGATGACTTAGATTTCTTGCTGACTCCAAGAACAGATGAACAAAGCCCTAATGATGTAGCTAAGAACAGGTTTATCTCTAATTTCCTGTCCTTTACAGATGGATTTAAACGTAACAACGTTAAGTTCATTATAACAACTAATCAAAGTGTAGATACCATAGACCCTGCGTTGCTTAGAAAGGGAAGAATGTTTGACATCTTAGAGCTTAGAGAACTTACAAACAAAGAAGCTAAAGTTATTTGGAATGAGTTTATCAAAGATAAACCCTTTAAGATTAAAGGTTCTATTCTTGCTTGTGATCTAGCTCACGAAATAGAGGAAAGCAAACACGACTTTAAGAAAACTAAGTACTTAAAGGATTCTAGTGTTTCTAGACTTAACAAAGCTTCAAAGACCATAGGGTTCTAACTCGTGTATAAATACCGTTATACTTAGTTAAAAGGATTTAAAATGAGTAACAAAGACATTTCACGATACTTAACTAAAGAAAACGGTTCTACGTTCTCAAACGATACAGAACTGCTTAATTTAGCTACTAACTCTAAAGTCAAAAACAAGAACTCCGGAATAGCCTTTAAAAAGGTTGGCGGAGCTGTTTTCGATAAACTTCCTATAGAAGTAGAGACCGATGCTGTTCTCTACACCGCTCAGACTCTTACTAACTCTCAGAAAACACAGGCCCGGGAAAATATTCTTGCAGGAAGGGCGGACTCCGTTACCTTAAGCGGTACAGACCTCAAGCTCTTAAATATTGCTGGTACAGCTATTTCCTCGGTGTCTCTCAGTTCTCTTGTACAGGGGGATTCGTTCTACGGCGACACTCAGCCAGATTGGAACACTCTGTTTACTTCTAGTACAGGGTTAGACAACGGCGACATTACCTTAAGTAAAGCGTTTACTAAGTACCAGTATCTTATATTTGTATATGGAACTGACGACAACGGTCCTTCGGACTTGAGTGGCCCGTGGGGATATTCTATACACCCTGTGTGGCTTTTAAAGCAGCTTATTGTTGACAAGTCCTGTTTCGGTAGGTCTAACGTTGCTAAGTTTAATTTAACGTGGGAATTTGAAAGGCGCTGGGAGATAAATCCTGCGAAGAGCACTACTACTAAACTTAAACACGTATATGATAACAAAGTTTATATGTGGCGTGTCTATGGTGTAGGTGCCGGGAGCGATGGGACTACAGGTGGTTCGGGGAGTTCCTCAAGCACTGAAACTACCGTTGCAGGAACTTGGTTCTATGTAAGCACTAAATCTACAGCACCAAGCTCTACGACTTTGATACCCTCAAGTTCTATATGGGCAAAGTACAAAGAGAGTACAGGGTCCGATAGTTACTACACGTACAGCAGTGCTACGACTTACACTGGCTCCGGGAGCCACCCTTCTAATGGGTCATATAAAGGAACGTGGAAGAAAGTTGGTGGTTCTGGTTCTAATTATTTGTACAAAGCAACAGGCATAATCAAGGTGGCATGATGAATTTACAATACACAAATCTAACGTACACCAGTTACGAACACGTAAACGAAGAATTTCTGCTTACATTCGATTTAACTGTCAAGGACCTTGATGGCATTTTCCTCGGTGGTGAGGAGTTTGTTTTCACGTTCGTGGCGTCTGATAATCCTAAGTACAATACCACCGAGATTGCAAAACAGATTCTCGCCGATTATTTGTCAGGGAAGATAGACACCTCTAATATCAAGGAGTACGACCCACCAGAGAGCTTGGACTGCATCAAAGACGCTAAGCGGCGGGAAATTAAAGAGTACAAGGAAAAACTGCTGGTCAACGGGTTTGTGACATTCGACAACGATGTGTTCGAAATCAACGACAAGACTCAGTCGCGACTGGCAAGTACCCTTCAGAATATTATGAACAAGCTGTCCAATAGTGTAATAGACAGGGAGTCGTACCGGCATAAGTGGATCTCTAAGACCAACGTAGTTCACGAGTTCACAGTGGACCAGCTCTTTACTCTGAACGACCTTATTATTAGCAGTGTGCAGGACATTTTATTGCGGTGCAACTACCTCTGTGACGTTATAGATGGTTTGACCGATAAAAGAGAAGTGTACTTCTTAGACTGGCTTTACGATGAAGGTAATAACGTTAACTAACTGCAAGTATCAGCTCCTATGTTTAAAATCGGTTAGGTCGTTTCAGAGGTTCAACGACCTGCCAGTTGAGATATACTTTATAGGGTCCGAGATTGAGAACACCCTTCTCAGAGAGTACGATTGCCGGTACGTAGGCACTACGGCTACAGATCTCCCTGACGTTTACAAGTGGTCTAGGACAGTTCTAAAGGAAAAGCTAAAGCTGTTTCTGAGGACAACCGGTGATTTCTTGTTTTTTGAAAATGATGTCTTCTTTTATAAACAAATAGACTTTGAAATTTTTCAAGACGGAGTCTCGGGGGTTCGCGAGTACTATGACTGGAAACCACGCGACATACTCAATGCAGGATTTCTGTTCTTTAAGAACACCAAAGCCGATTTCACAGAGGCCGACATAGACAGATACATAGACTCCCACGACTCGTTCCCCGACGAGTACTTTATCTCAGAGTACTATAAAAAAATCAACTACATCAGCAATGAAGTTTGCTTCCTCAATAACTCTTCTCCCTTTGTGCCGGATCCAGCGTGCGTGCATTTCTACGGAGTTAACAAGCCGTTTGTGAAGGACGTGCCGTACAACGGAATACAGGGTATACACGTTCAAAGGGTGTTGGGGATGGGTCTATAACCGCCCATACAGTCCGAGGATGTAGTTTTTGAACTCCGCAGACGCCTCAGAAGCCAGTGTATGGCGACGATAAATCCAATAGTAAAAAATCATGTAGCTTATATCCTCGTAGTGCTCGAGTAAACAGTGTGAGAGGTGAATTACGTAGTACTTTCTAATATCATCATCCTTGTAAATCAGCTGGAGGTTTTTGATGTTGTCAAAGCCTATGTACTTTGAAAGAAACGCCTCCTCTATGCAGTAGCTGTTTAAGAACTCAGACCTGACGAACTCCCGGAAAATTCTTTGCGGCTTAAAAATACAGAATCCGATATTGATGTACTTGTCGACATTGACGTCGTCCCAGCACCGATACTCCGTTAACCTGTTATCCAGAGATGTCCCAAACACCTTTTCGTCTGACTTAAGTGCGTACTCAAAAATGTCGTTTAAGTCCTTAAGGAAAATCAGGTCGAAATCGGCGTGACACACCAGATCGAATTTGTGCAGCCGGGAAAGCACCTCTAGCGCTTTTAGCTTGTACGAGAAGCAGTCGGTAAGACTTTCCATCTTGTCTTTGCCGGCGTACGTCTCCAGGACTCTATCTCTGAAGTTGAGGGTGTTCTTGAAAAATTTTACTTTTTTAAATATAAAAGTAACTTTTTCCGACTTTATCCGCAGAGGAACATCGGGGTCGCTAAAGTAAAACACAACCCACGTGATGTGGCTGGAATTTGTCTCGTCATACGAGTGCACCATGACCTTCAGGAGGTCAATTGCCCGCTGGCCTATTTTGTCATAAACAGAGTAAAAAACAATATTCATATAGATTTAAGATCCTTAAAAAGTTCGAAAACGTTGGTGATCTTGCCACCCAACACGGTGTAGACATCTTTACTGTACGTCTCCTTGCGCACAAAGCAGCCCCTGGCTTCGACACTTGCAGTAACCTTTGGACCGAAAGCTGAACCGAGGTACTCTAATTCGACACCTGGGATAAAATGTCTCACCCGCGCAAATACAGGTTCGTAATTTGACCGTTCAGGTGGCTCATCGGTATTAGTCAGTTTCGCCCCTGTAAGCGTTTTTGCCCCGTTGAATCTTTTAGGAAGGCACATCATCGAGAAAAAGTCACCGTCTACAACAGTAGCTGCAATATCGGGGAGGTTGTCTCTGAAAAAGATTTTTTCCGAGGTTACTTTCTTAAACTCAGGGGGCTTTATTCCAGAATTTCTAAGGATGTCACAGATCCCGTCGTAATTGCACAGAAAAATCTTGTCGTACCCGCTGAGGCTATCCAGGGTGTCTATGCACATAGACGTCTTGATGATAACACCGTTTGACTGGCACCTTTCGGTTATTATGCGTTTTACCTCTGAAGCGTCAAACGTGAACTCCTTGCACTCAAACACAGCCTGTACGTCGTTAAAGAAACCGTTGCTGACTTTTTTAATAGGGACGCCGTTCTTGTTGTTTACACTGAAAAACTCAGACGCCGACATCTGGCTGTTATTGGCAACTGCGTACAAGCTTGTAAATTCGTCGTAGATAGCGTCTTTAAACTTCAGCATGAACGGTTTAAAAGTCCTAACACACGACAGAAGCGTCTTCAAATTCTTAGGATACATCATGCCGGTGTGTATCCGCATCTGGCATAGATTCGACGCCCCCATCATCGGCTCGTTATTTTTTTCAAAGACTGTTACCCGGTGCTTCTTAGAAAGGAACTCTGCGAGCATCAGCCCGTAGAACCCCGCCCCGACAATCGCAATGTTTCCAGCCATTCAATAATCTCCTGTTCAGAAAGTTTTTTACTGGTATAGTTTTCAAGACTTACATCGTTATTTATCGTGACAGGAATCCCGAAAGGATAATGTACATTGATGATATTGCACTGAGACGCAATCTCCTCGAAGTGCTCGCCATTTCTGTGTATGGTACCGAAGTCTATATGAACTCCCTGAATACCGTTTTTTCGTGTGAAGTCAATAAGTTCTCGGTGTGTACAGAGCCACTGATTACCCAGGTATCCTCGCGGAATTGCCTCGTACATCAGGATAAGGTCGCGTGCTCTACATTCATGCACCAGTTCGGCAAAAAATGGCGCCAATGCGGGGTCTGTTCTAAAACGCGCCATGCCAAACATCAGTTTCCTTACGCCGGCGTCGCGAGCCATGGCGCAAGTCTCGAGGAGCTCTGTGCGAAACGCAGCATTATCGCGGGGAAGAGTGTATTGTCCCGCTACAAGAGAACTGAACGTTTCGCACCTTATGTCGAGCCTTTGAAGCTCCCTCCAGTTTTCTCTGAAAAACGATTTAGAGCATTCAACAGTATCTACGAGCTCCCTGATGTTTCTGAGCGTACTAATGTTGTTGTTGAAAGTTAGGCTGTTTATTCCGATACTCATTTACGAATTCCTTTAGAAGCTTGAGTTGGTATTCTTTTGGGTACAGTATTCCGGCATTAGAATAACACTTAGATTCGTTTTTCCTCAGGTGAAAGCTGTATTCGTAGCCGCACTCGTTGAACACTCGAACTATTTCAGAAACCCACACCGGCTCCGAAAATATGTTTGCCAGGTGTGTATCTGACACGTAAAGCCGATTAAAGTCGGACTTCAGATTTTTTAGACTGTATATTTGAAGAGTAAAATCCTCCGTTATGTTCTCAGTATAATGGCTGTTAAGGAGGTCGTAGACGATGTTCTTCTTCAACCCAGCTCCGAAAATGCACCCCAACCTTATAGTATAAACATTAAACATTTTTCTCACTTCGTTCTCGAAATACAGGCGGTTTTTCCCGTACTCTGTGGGTGGTGGTACTGTGAATTTCTCGTCCGAACTCAGCGTCGAATTACAGTCCTGTGACGAAGCGAGAAAAAAATTTTCGCACTTAACGGACTTTAGTACTTTCAGTATTCTTCGGATGTTCGCAAGATCAGACCCAGGGTCTCTGTTTGCAAGGTACTTGACTCCGGGAACACAGCAACAGTACACATTCTGATAATGTCGGCCCACTATGGCCGTTAGATTCTTCGAGTTGTACCCATCGCAGCCCGGTATCTGTTCTGAAAGATTGCTGCCTACAAATCCAGTATATCCCAGAATTGCGTCCCTGTTCATATCCATATTCATACCCCCGCGTTTACCGTATTTACACATGGGTGATAAATACTAAGAAAAGGAGATTCTAATGAAATTCAAAATGCTAGTAGAGTCTGAGATGATAACAGAACTCTCGCAGGATGGAAAGTGGGTTACGTTCAAGAACGGACAGCACACTTACATCGGTAAAGACGGCGACATCGAGACTGGAACGTTAAAGGGTTACAACGTTAATAACAAGAAAGCTATTAAGGGCAAGTACAAACAGCTCCAGGATCAGGCAGCTAAGAAAAAGAAACAGGAAGAAAAAGCTAAGAAGCGTGAAGAGAGTAAACTAACAGACTTCCAGAGAAAAAATGCTGACGATATGTTAGACTCTTTTGCGAACAAGGCTAGATGGGAAGAGTACAGTGCGGAAGGACGTCAAAAAAACTATGACAAGTCAAGAAAAGGATACGCAGATAAACTTAAGGCAAAGAAAGAAGCGGGACAGTTAAACAAGGATGTTGCAACAGACAAGCAATGGGATACTTATATGAACAGAATCGCTCACTACGGCGAAAAAGGAAACTCAGAGAAATCTCAGAGAAAGCAAAAGAGAAAACAGCTAACAAGAGATTACGCACGTAATACTGAGCTTCTAATGAATAAGTTAGCTAGCAAGGATAAGGATGTTCTTAATAGTAGAGTAAAACAAGATCTTATTAGACAAGCTAGACAGGAAAGACAAAAGAGCAAAGAGTCTTAAAAATGTGAGCTCTATCACACTTCCTTTCTAAAAATAGTTGACACTTAAACTAAAATTTTATATAATATAAGTGTAAAGTTTAGGAAGGAAGTAGAAATGAAAGACCAAACAATAGGCGTCGAAGTTGAGATGAACAATATCTCTAGAAAAGACGCCGCTCAAGTAGCAGTAAATTTCTTCGGTGGATTCAGCTACTGTAAACCCTACGACCGTAGAGGAACCTGGGTAGCTTACGATAACGACCATAGAGAATGGCTGTTCAAAAAGGACGTAAGTATCCACGGAATCCCGTCACAGAAATGTGAACTCATTACTCCTATTCTCCATTATAATGATATAGAAACGTTACAGGAACTCTGTAGAAGACTCAGACAAGCAGGTGCTAAGAGCAATGCTAGAAGAGGTTGCGGAGTTCACGTTCACATTGGAGCTAAGGGACATACTCCTGAGTCTCTTAGAAATCTTGTAAACATTATGGCTTCTCACGAAGATCTTCTTAGGGAATCTCTAAGACTTGACCGAGAAAGAGTTGAGGATTACTGCCAGCCAGTTAATCAATGGTTCCTTATCCAGCTTAACAAGAAGAAGCCCAAGACTTTCTCAGCTTTGGCTGATGTGTGGTACGACTGTCACGACGCTGAATCCTTTAGGAACGAACATTACAATAGTTCTCGGTATCATATGCTTAATCTACATAGTACTTTTACTAAAGGTACTATAGAGTTTAGACTTTTTCAGTTTGATCCTCCTGAGAGAAGACTTGGAAAGAAGAATGGTATCCACGCAGGGCAATTAAAGACTTATATTCAGTTATGCTTAGCTCTTAGTAACGCAGCTAAGGAGAATAGAAGTTTTAGAGCAATCTCAAGATACGATGACGTAACTAAAGATACAATGAGACAGTGGCTTTACAGACTGGGAATGGTCGGCGATGAGTTCAAGACAGCGAGATACTTTCTCACGAAGAATCTTAGAAACAGATTAGCTTTAGTAGCCTAAGGAGTTAGAATGTACTATATAGCTTATGGAAGTAACCTGAACAAACAGCAAATGAAGCTAAGATGTCCTGATTCTAAGATAGTAGGTACAGCAGTTATCGAAGACTATCAGTTACTCTTTAAAGGTCTCTTAGACAATTCTTACTTAACAATAGAGCCTAAGAAAGGGTACTCTGTTCCCGTAGCAGTCTTTGAAGTCTCAGAGTCTGATATAAAGAACTTAGACGTTTACGAAGGGTACCCTGAACTGTACTTTAAGTGTACTCTTAGAGTCAAAGTCAATAACGAAGAGTTAGAAGCTTTTATATACATTATGAACAACTTAAAGTGCAACGTTCCCTCAGAGTTATATTATAACGTCTGTAAGCAAGGTTACGAAGACTTTAACTTTGACAAGAGTATCTTAGACAAAGCTATTATGGAAACAGTAGAGAGACTATGAATGACAAAAAGATTCTAAGGAACTTAAAATACTTAGGGATAAGTTCAAATGAGGCTAAGAAGATTCTTGAGACAATAAAACGTCATAGAAGACCAAGATTAAAGTTAGTCTATATAAATAGGAGTAAGAATGAGTGAAAAGACTGAAATCAAACTCTTAGCAGAAAGATACGGTGAGTTGTATCTAAGAGATGTTAAAGCTAAGTACGAAGATGACTTAGAGTTCTGGAATCACCAGAAGAGACACATAAAAAATGGACATAGCTGTCCTTGGTCTTTAGAAAGAGTACAGAATGAAATCAAGAGAGCAACGAGTATCTTAGAGTACATAGAGGAGATTAGAAATGTTTGATTTTAGAGATAAAGATCTTAGACCAATTAGTCCTTATGAACTAAAAGAGTTCTTAGAGAATGTTTTCTCAAGAGAAACTTCTGAGTACATAATGAACCTCGACGAAGTTGAGCAGATTAGAATCAATTCTCCGAGAGACTTAAATGCTGAGTGTTTAGAACATCTTTGCTGCCACTACGATAGCTCAGATACGAAAGGTGAGTTCTTAGATAGAATTGAATCAATTAAAGAAAGTCTTCTAAGAATAAGAAGTTCTAACAAAGAGTACGCTAATGCTCTTAGAAAGATAGAAGATCTCTTAGATGAGGTTCAGGGATTGAGTATTGTTTATTAGTCTTAGAGACTTCTAAGAAAAAGATCTTAGACATTCTATATAAAACTATATTAACACGTTTTCTAAGACTTCTAAGAGAGTCTTAGACATTCTAAAGGAGGAAATATGAAATCAGGAAATTTTGTAGCTAAGTACAACTGGAAGGTGAACAAAGCAAAGATCTATAAAGACCGTAAAAAGGAGATGAAGAAGGGTTACACCAAGCACAAGAAAGGGGACGATTGTCCCCTTCTTTTATTGCAAATCAAGTTTTGTTTCTAAACTCTCTATCTTATTCTCTATCTCTTTCAAACATTCCGAAACTTGTCTCTGAGACGATTCTATACTCTGTGAAAAAATACACACATTCTTATTAGCTTTATCAATATTCTTCTGCATTTTTCTACACTTAACAAAGCAAGTATAGATAGAAATAATAAAAGTCAAAACAGTCAAAACAAGGATTACTACCAGTACATTGCTAAACTGGCATAATAGCTCATTAAGGGAACATAGGTACTCAAACATTTTTACAATCCTATTTATACTTCTATTTATAATCCTTTTCTAAATTCTTTGGTTCGTAGTACTCTTTGTACATCTCAATTACTTTGTTCTGATACATAATGAATGCTTTAATGTCTTCGGTATTCAACGTAAGATTAGAGTACTGAGTACTATCTACACATATCTTAGAGTCTTTAATCTCCCAGGTAACGGGTCTCATCTTTAGTTCAGGTGCCGGAGGGACATCTAAGGGAAGTCGCTCTTTCTCAACAACAGTACTATTACACCCTGTTATGAACAACATATAAAACAACAAAAAGATAGCTGAAAAGATAAGAGTCTTAGACATTAGTTACATTCCTTATGTTTAGAGAGATTCTCGAAACAAGTATTTGTCTTCTTCTGTCCATTATTTATGATGTTTTCAACCATCTTAGGGTGCCTTTCAACCATCTTAGAGAAGTTTGAGTTTAGCTTTTGAAGCTTAGATTGTAGGTCTTGCTGTTTCAATCTAAGTTCGTTAGATGTCCGTTGGAGTTCTATGTTGTAGTCTGATATAACACTATAGTCTTTCTTTAACGATTCTATGAACTTCTCAGAGTTAGTAAGTTTTATAGTAAGTTCAGTGTTCTCAGATTCTAATCTTTGAACATTGTTTACTAAGGACTGGTTTCTTTCTCTTAGCATAGTAATGTACAAAGCAACTGATAATACTAAGATTACAATTGCTATAATAGAAATAGACTTTAGGTTTAACAGACTAAACATACTAGTCTCCTCAGTTTTTTAAGTATTTATATTGTCTGAGTTTTGGACGTTAGTATGTCTTAGATATTTCTAAGACCTAAGCTGTTTTTCTGTTAAGACTATAAATTTCATTCCCTTAGATTCAGCAAACTGTTTAGCACTACTCCACTTAGCTTGGTTTATTAAGTATGTTTCTAACTGTTGTTTGTATCTTATAATTGCATTAGGAGATTTAATCTTAGGAGGTTGAGGTCGTACTGTTTCATTAGAGGACTTTATCTCAACTAAGAACTTATCGCCGGTAACGAACTCTAAGAATAAATCAATAAAGTACCTGTGTACTAATCCATCAGTTGGTTTAACGTAAGGAATGTTAAATGGTTCTACAGAGAATTTAACTATCTTAGGATTCAGATCTGCGTAGCAAAAAGCTATTCTCTCCAGTGCTGACTTGTACTGTACGTAGAACTCATTCTCCTTTACCTTAGTAGATTGCATATACTCATCTAAGGGCTTGATGAACTTCCCTTGGTTGAGAATCTTGTACCATCCTTTGTGAGATCTGTATGTCATTTCTAAATCCTTTAGTTTTATTGCATTCTACGTTAGTTCTAATACCATTATACCTTTAAAAGCTTATCTTTAAATCTAGACCAGTTTCTGTTTAATCTAGAGGTATTCTATAGAATAAAGCTAGATTTTTAGTGTTTTTAGAAACTCAATAATGAACGTTTATACTAGTTCTAGAGGTATTCTATTACAATACAAAACTCTCAAAAGTACTATAAGTAAAACTACAGTCATACGTAATCAAATCTGTACTCTTATCTGATAACTGGATACCACCTAAGTCTGAAAGAAACACACTATAAAAAGTAGTCTTTATAGTTGGATTACCATAGGTATCTAAGTGGAACAGATAAACTTCCTGTACCTTATAATCTTCTATAGACTTTCCTTCTAAGTTATCACAAGCATATATCCATTTCTCTAGTGCTTTACGAACCTCAAAGTGTCCTGAGTCTTGAATTGTTATCTTAAAAGTATCTTCGTAGGAGAGTTGTCCTTTAAGGTTTAGGGGACGACCTCTAAACCAGACCTTCTGAGTCTTAACAGAAGACTTAGGGATTTCTGCACTTTGGCAAGCGATGTCTATCTTAGAAGACTCTAAGGAAGGTCTTATAGCTTCAGGTAAACTCATAGAAATCTTGTACTTAGAGTTATATGGAACTCCATCTTGGAAGAACTTTTTAAGGTCAGCTATTGTCTGAACTTCGTTCCCGTAAATGTATCTCATTAGAAATCCCTCTGATAATAAACGCAGTTAAACTGTACTTTTAGGTCTAAGATAGATTCGTTATCGTTGTTATATGAAAACGAACCTATATCCGTTGGAAAGCACCCGTACATAGTATACTGGGCAGTTGGTTTGATATTTGCGTTAAGATCTATTTCACAGTCGAAAGGATATTGCATTAGTGTAATGTTTCTATACAAAGCACTTTCTTTTGTGATAGATCTTCTTAGAGAATTTGAGTACGTAGAGTCTTCGAAAGAACTTTCAAAGCTTCTAGCATCGAATTTAAGAACCCAGTCTTCGAAGAATTTTCTAATACTATGCTCAGGGTCTGTTAAGAACGATACTGAAAACTCATTAG